CTTCTTTCCTCAGCTGCTTGAATTATATCTTGTGTTGTTGCTTGTAATGCTTGAAGTTTAGTGGCTTTAGAAATCTCAGAACTTCTTTGTTGTTCCTCTTTAACTGCTTGTCTTGCTTCAATATCTCTACCCTTTATATCACCAAGTATTAAAGAAAATAATCCTGAGAGTTGTGAAGTTAATAAATCAATTCTACCAGTTAATCCATCGACTAATGATTGCAATTTTATCTTTTCTGGATCTTCTTTTAATTGATCTTCTTCATCATTTAAATCTATTTCAGTTTTAATAATTCTAAGGAGCCTAGATAAATCATCTCCACCAGAATAGACAGCTCGTGTTCTTTGCACACTTGCAGCTGGAGATACAGCACCTTCAATTACTGCGTCTCCAGCACCAAAAAACTTACTTGCGTCTATAGCCTTTGGGGATTCTTCATCCATTTTGTTTTTCTGCTTCCTTTTCTTCTATGTATTGTTTTAGAAGTTCAAGATAGGTTTCTCTTTCCCAAGGAATCATATTTTCTATTTCAGTAAGAGAATACTTATGAACTTGCATTAGCGCAAAGTTGATCCTAAAATATGTTTCAAGATCTTCTTTGGCTAGGGCTAGCCGAAAAAATCAGTTAAGCCCTCCAGAACGATACTATTCTCTTTTCCAGTGTTGGGATTGATTACCTGTAATGTATGACTCAGCTTAGGCATTGTTTTAAAGAACTGTTCAATTTTTTTATATTGCTTGGGAGTTAACTTCTCAACATAATCAATCAGTTCTTTTTCAGTACAGTCAGAAGCCATCCAACAATCTTCTTCATTATAAACAGTTTCCATGCATGATGCAATGAGTTTTACAGATCGTTCTACATTCTCTGAAGACTTTTCTGAAACATCAAAGTTGTTTTCAATGAATTGATTTAAAGATGGATATTTCATTTGCCAATGATATCCATTTTCCATATCAATTTTATTGGTATGTCCTTCCAGATATTGAACTTGAATTTCATCTACAAATAATGTAACTGGAACTTCTGTTTCACCATCATCACCACAAGTGATTACAAGTTCAATAGATTCGCCAATAGATTTAGCACGAATATTTAAAAACAAATATTCAATATCAAACGAAGGAAGTTCTTCAATTTTAATTCCTTTAGTAAGAATACAATTAGACAATACTTGTTTAATTGCGTCAGTAATTTGCTTTGGATTTCTAGATTCTAATGCAATGATTAAAACCTTTTCTTCCTTAACAAGGAATGGTCTATATTTGATCTTCTTTTTATTTGATGGAAGAGTCAAATCATATTGTGGAACAGTATATTCTGGTAAAGGCATAATAAGTATACAACTTCAGTTATGAGTATTTATTGATCAATTCTAGCGTTATTTGCTAAGGATTTATTCCGCGTAAGGAATTGATTGCGTTAGTAATTTCTTCTCCCTCAAGTGAAGCACCAAGTTGACTATATCCCAAAGATGGATATGTTTCTGCATATTGTGCTAAGGTTGGTCTTTGAATCTCTTCGTCTACCATATTACCAGTAAGAGCATCAGGAACTGTGATAGCACTATGATATTGTATAACTGTGTTTAAGTTTCTTCGGATAATATATCTGCTATAGTTAAAGTTAACAGTAAAAGTTAACAGTTCACTTGTCTGATAACTTACAGGTGAAACGATAATGTTAGATGGATATGCTTGAATAAACTCATAGCTTAAATAACCACTATTGTAGCTTTGAATTGTAGTATCATTAACTCGTGTTGTTGTATTTAAATCTCTCTCAAATTTAGTAACAAGAATTCTTTGACAATAAGTATTTGGATATCTAAACTTCATAAAATTATTTTCATTTCCAGCAACAGGATAATTTTGTCCAGCTTCGGAAGAACCAACAATACCAGAACCTGAGTACAATGGGTTAATAAAATTAATCCACTCCTCAAAAAATCTAATGATCTTATGATTATTATCAACGTAAAAAGTCATAGTCAGTTCTGGATACTGACGAAGAATGGGATATTTTTCAATCACACCTTGCCTATTTCCAATGGTATCCGTTGTCTTAAAGTTAGGACCAGGAAGAACTGTCCCAGCACATAACAATTCAATTGCTTCAATCGGATCTAAACCATTAGACTCTGCAGTATCATATATTCCAGCAGCTCTTAACCAAGTTACTAAGCCATCATTTCCAGCACCTCTGTTGCTTAATGGAAATGCTACCTTATAATAACTATTAAGAGATACCTTTGAAAAAGTATTCTTTACTCTTTCTATTGGGAAATAAAGTCTTGTATTACTAGACACAAGCTAAATATTTAGGGGATCTATACTATGTATATGTATTATCAAGGGAAATTTTCGCCCAAGAATTATCAAAAGTATAAAGGAGATCCTACAAACATATTTTATAGGTCTTCTTGGGAGTTAGTTTTCATGAAATACTGTGATGAGAATTCAAATGTTTTAGAGTGGGGAAGTGAAGAGATTGTAATACCTTATCGCTCTCCATTAGACAATAGATATCACAGATACTTTGTGGATTTTTATATTAAAGTTAGAGAAAAAACTGGTGATGTAAAAAAATATTTGATTGAGATTAAACCAAAGAAACAAGTTATTGGCCCTATTCAAAATCCAAAACGAAAAACACAACACTGGAAGAAAAGTGTTTTTGAGTATGCCAAGAATACTGCTAAATGGGAAGCTGCAAAGGAGTGGTGTGAGGACAGAATGATGACATTTAAAATTCTAACTGAAGAGGATCTTGGATTATGAAGCCGTCAGAAATAATCAAAGATGAAATTAAAACAAAATTAAAAGGACAATTTCAAAGTCAAGATTGGTATCGAATGAGATTGTTTGAAGAGTTAGAATCTGTTCAAAAAAATTATGATGGTAGCGACAATCTAGATACATTTGGATTAGAACTTGGAAAAATATATTACTTTAATTATGTTGCAAAATTTCCAAATCGTTATCCATATTATGATAGATTTCCTTTAGCTATTATTTTAGGGATTGACCTTAAGAGTGGTTTGATTTTGGGTGGAAACTTTCATTATTTAAATCCATCTATTCGTGGAACATACGCACAAAACGCACTGAATGCTACAAATGTTTTACCAGATAAATGTCTTCATTCATATTATCCTCAAGGTATCAATGATATTAATAGAGTTCCTGATCAAGATGTAAAAGGATGTTCTGAGTTTATAACTGAGTATTTTGTCAATAAATACAATCAACAAGTAAAAAATAGTAGAGTTTGGGCGGCATAATTAATGTCAGTACAAAAACCTGGAACACAGCAATTCAATATTACTGATGGCACCGACCAGTACACCATATATACTGATGCAAAATTTGATAGTAAAGGAGACTCTACTGGAACTGGAAAAGTTATAGCCGCTACAAAAAACGTAGGTGATACTGTACAAACATTGACGAGAGCTGAGACCAATGCATTACTATCAAATCCTACCGCTAAAACATCTTTAAACGCTCAATTCAAAGTTGCAGGTGCTCCTCATAGTCAATATACAAACTCAAACAATGCTCTAGCAACTCAACAACAATTTAATTCAGAAAAAACTAAATTAGATAAAATAATTCAAAATACTAACACTCAAGAAATAATAAGAGGTCGTGAATTTGCAAATCAAAACAAAAATAATGTATCCTCAATAACAGGCAAAAGTCCTCCAGTAACATCGGGTGTAATAGTATTTCCATCAGATCTTATAGTAAAAAAAGAAAGCGGTGGCACAAGATATTCTCAAGATACTATTAGAATTAAAGCTCTAAAATATAGACCACCTCAAGAAGGATTTTTAAGCGGATCATTTAATACAGGTGATTTATTTACAATAGGAACAGTATCAAATAACCAAGAGTTTACTAGCTACGATCAACTTAATAGTTTAATAAGAAATTATGACTATCGTGGTGAGGTTATTCTCCCAATGCCTCTTACAGTTAGGGATGCCACGGGTGCTGAGTGGGGAATTGATACAGTAAATGCATTGGCTTTAGGTCTTTATAGTTCTATTCGTAATAAGTATGAAGGAGAAATTGGTCAGGCTGGAGCATTGGGAAGAACATTATTCAAACAATTTGCAGAGGTAGAAGCTTGGGCATCTTTAGCCGCAGGATATAGTAGTGCTCCTAGTGGCGGTGCAATAAGAACCCAAGTGATTAATAATTTAACCAGAGATATTCTTGCCAGTTTAGGACCAGATTTTAAAGTTGATCCTTTAGCTGCACTAGCAAGATCAACTGGTAGTGTTGTAAATAATAATGCTGAGCTGTTGTTTAGAGGACCTAAACTAAGATCATTTGATTGTGCTTGGAAACTTTCACCGAGGAGTGCTGAGGATTCTTTAAGAATTCGTAAAATGATTCGTTGGTTTAAAATAAATAGTTTACCTTATTTAAGTAACACTGGCGCTATATTTATGGAAACGCCAAACGTATTTGCTGTTCAATATACTAAAGCAGATAATCAAAGAAACGAATCATTACCACAATTTAAACTCTGTGCTCTTTTAGATTTCCGTGTTGATTATGCTCCCGATGGAGTTGGTTGGGCAGCATATGAAGATGATTCTCAATCAGTCACCAGTTTAATTACAGCAACTTTCCATGAACTGACTCCACTATTTGCTAATGAATACGCAAACGTTCCAGAAGGTAGTGTAGGTTACTAATGTCTTACTTCAGATACTTACCCAATGTATATTATCCATCCCTTAGAAATGAGAGAACATCGTCTGGTGACTATACCTTAATTAAAAATATTTTTAAACGCGCTAAAATTCGTGATGATGTAGTCAGTATCTTTACTGCCTTTGATAAGTATTCAATTCTTGGAGATGAAAGACCTGATAATATTGCTAAAAAATTTTATGATGATCCAAAATATGATTGGGTTATTTTAGTTACAAATAATATTCAAAACATAAAAGAAGACTGGCCCCTCAGTCAAGCTGATTTAAATTTATATCTCAATCAAAAATACACTCCAGAAGAACTCGCACAGATTCATCACTACGAAACCACTGAGGTTGTCACAAGTTCTGGTGCAGTAGTCATGCCAGCAGGAGTTGTTGTAGATGCAGACTTTGTTGTTAGTTATTCTGATCAAGATACATGGAAACAAAATAATGCATGTGTAATTTCGGTTTCTAATTTTGAATATGAACTTAGAAAAAATGACGAGAAAAGAAATATTTACTTACTTAAGCCAGAATACATTAGTGTAATTGAAAGAGATTTAAGATCTGTACTTGTAAATGAACCTTCTTCTGAATATGTAGATGCCAAAACGTTGAAGACGTTCAATCCTAGAAGAGCATAAAAAAGGGGGGCATAAGCCCCCAATTTTTTTAGAACTCTTCAGCGAGTCGTTGGAAGTAACTCAGATCATCATCATCGTCAAAAGAGGACGAAGCACTTCGACTCGGAACTCCACCAGACTTTCCCACAGACACTTCTTCTTGAGTAGGGCTGCGATAATCATCTTCATCTTCAAAAGATTCATCAGTTGCAGCAGGAGCAGAGGTAGTCTTACCAAGAACAACGTTCAGACGATCTTTCAGTTGATTGTAGGATTTGAACTGATCGGCAGCAACGATTGCTGACAGAGAATACTCTTTATTCCAAATGGCTTCCAGAGCCTCGTCATCATCTAGCAGAGCGGAAGGACGAGCAAACTCAGAACTATCATAGTTCCAATAACCAGCAACCTTTTTGATCTTCAGTTTAAAGTCAGCACCTTTCCAGAAATCAAAAGCATCAATGGGAGTTTCATCCTCAAACTCAGGTTTCAGTGCAACGGTGATCTTGTCAAAGATCTTCTTACCGTACTTATACAGGAACACACGACCCTCGTTCTGGGGGTTAGCAGGATCCTTCACAACATAAATGTTGCTGTAGTAAGACATTTTGCGCTTACGAACACGAACAATTTCTTTGTTAGCATCGATGCCGCTGTTCCAAAGAAGGGTGTTTTCTTGACAGATAGGGCACTTACCACCAAAACTAGTGGGGCAGTTGTCAATCAACCAACCACCAGGTGCTTGGAAAGCATGGTTGTACATTTTAACCCAAGGATATTCTTCTCCATTGGGTGCGGGGAGGAAGCGAATAACTGCATAGCCATTACCAGTTTTGTCTACTTCAGGCTTCCAAAGGCGTTCATCAGAATTGGAAGCACTACTATTCAGTTTTTCAACTTCTTTTTGAAGTTTGGCAGTCAAGCTGCCGAGGGAGGATTCTTTCTTAAGATTAGAAAAAGACATTGGATAAATCGGATAGGTTGGATGTGGTCTTTGTTAGTCTAACAGCGTCAGCGTTGTTTGTCAAGCGACGCTTCCATGTTGTCAATTTTGTTCTGTAGGAATTCAAAAATTTCCAACATGGTCAGGTTTGCAGGAATGCCCATTCTGACAGCCACAGATTTCATTCTGTCAATCATTGATCTGGCATCAGGATCATCGGACAAAGAAAATCTCATGTATAAGATCTTCTGTTTTTCAAAAAGATCTTTTAATAATTGGATGTGACATTTCTTTTGTTCGTAATCATAATTTGGATACCCCAAAGTGCTCTGCAGTATTCTTTGTTGCAAAGCACCAATAGTTGCAATTTCTTCTTTAACTATTTCAGAGTCAAAGAAATCACTCATCTTCCTTAACAGCTTCTGCAGGAGCTTCTTCTTGAGGTTGTTCTGCTTCAGGAAGTTTTACGCCATTGCCAGTGAGGTATTCAATAATACCTTGAAGCTTAAGAGCAAGTTCTCTCTTTTCAGTCAGTTGAGTTTGGAGGGTTTGCATATCCTTCAAAAGTTCAGCTT